TCCTATTGGACTGTTATTAATAGTATTTAGCAGAACCGCAGAAAAAGATACGGATAATAGTACCATAAAAGGTACCAAAAAGGTGAGGTAAATACAATATGCGACCATTATGCAAATGCGGGCATCGTCCTGCGGCTATAAATTATAAAAAAGACAAAAAAGTCTATTATAGAAAGTTATGCGAAAAATGTTTACGCAATGGTGTTAATCACGGTATACCATTATGGAAACAGCGTGGTTACGAAAAAAAGAATATCTGCGAAAAGTGCGGATACACTAGTAAACACTTAGAACAATTTAATGTATTTCATATTGACGGAAATTTAAAAAACTGTAGTCCAACAAACTTAAAAACTATATGTGCAAACTGTCAACGTATTATGCAGAAGCAAGGAGTTCGTTGGAAACAAGGCGATCTTGTACCTGACTTTTAAGTTCTTCTAATGTGCCGTGATTATCTATCACAGCATCAAAATTTATATTAGCCCAAGCCCATTCTGACTTGTGTACATCTTTAGGTTCTACACCAATGTCTTGATACATACGGAACCAAACTGGGTCTGCTCCTCTACGTACTCTCCACACTTTACCATTAAGTTTTTTAATCATATTTGCTTCGTTATCAAATCTTACATCAGGAATTACAAAGTTTTTTGTAGGATTTTCTAATAGTTCTTGCTTTACTAAACTAACCCATATACCATCAAAGAATCCGTTGCGCATACAATCAGTGCCAAACTCTTGTAATACAAGTCGTGGTGTTACTGTACGTTTAGTTTCTTTAGTCCAAAAATCATCTTGTGTTTCTCGCCACTCTCTGCTATCAGCGGTATCGCCTTCTAGCATTGCACGATCCCAACCAAACACAGTTGCAACACCGTCTTTAAGTTTATCTGCAAAAGATAGTTTTGTAAAATTATGTTCTTCAACAAGTATATCAGCGGCTGTACCTTTGCCGCAACCAATTAAACCACAAATACCAATAATCATAATAATTTCCTAAGTTAATGTTATTATTATATGATATTTTTTATATCTTGTCAACCGTTAATCGTAATGTCCGCCTAAAACAGCAACTCGTTGAACTTCTTCGTTAAAGATTTCTGCTTCTCGTTCTTTATATGCTTGTTCAAACCCTGTAGAGCCGTATTCCATTCTCTCGTTATTACCCCAAAGTCTTTTAAAATATGAATCGTAGGTTCTTTCAACTTCTTGATCGCTCCAGGATCTATCAATAAGTTTTCCTTTAATTAACCAGTTAAGACGGTTAGCCTCTTTACGCACAAATGGTGAACACATGACTTCTCCTTGTTACATACTGTATTTACAAGGAACTGTAATCGTTAACGCTAACTTAGGTGTTTTTAGCCAATTAAGAAACTGTATCCTGCTCCGCCGGCAACTTGTGTTTTAACTTCTTCTTCAAGTTTGTCCATTTCACTTTGAGCTTCTGCTTTTAGACTTTGTCCATTTAAACTAGTTCCACCTTGTGGTCCTGCAATAGTAGCAAATTTTTCTCTTGCTTCGCCTAGCATATACTTACACGCAGCAAGTGTATAATCTTTAATCCATTGCTGTGTTAAGTAATCGTTCATTAACTGATCATCTGGACGATAGTTATAACAATACAATAGTAATGTTTCTTCTGCTCGTGGACGCTGTAATAACGTAAGTTTTTTAGTCTGTGTATTCCATTTGAATTCAATAAATGAACCAAACATACGACCAACTAATTCTTGATATTGACTAAACATATCATAAGTTGCTAATCCGCCCATGTTTGAACTTGACAACAAGTATGCATTTGTGTATGCTAAGTTGAACGGTTCAAATATACTTCCGCCATCACCGCCGCCACTTCTTGCACCAATGCTTCTACGAAATAGTTTTCTAACTTCAACTATTTCATTTGGAAGAGTATATTCGTTTTGATCAACTACAGTAGGCATAAAGAAATATGATTCTTCTACACTATTATCGCTACGTTGTCTAAAACGTGTAAGTGCTTTTTTTAATGCTGTTTCATAGTGAATAGGATCGAGCTCAACATCGACCATGCCTCCACCTAGCATTGCGTGTACGTAATCAAATATTTCTTGCTTTTGTATTGCCATAGTTTAAGTCTCCAATAGTATTTATCGTATTGGCTTACTAACGATAAATATGTATATGCCAAGATTAAGTTTATATAAGCCACAACGCGGTAACGATTATAGTTTCATAGACAAGCAAGTTTATGAAATGTTTACGGTTGGTGGCACGGATATCAATATCCACAAGTTCCTAGGTGCTGAAAATCCTAGCGATGCTGATGCAACAGCTGATCAGCCACAGTATGATGCTGTTAAAGAAACTAACATACAAGACTTGTTATTTTTAGAAAACAGAGATCGAAAATATGATCCTGATGTTTATACAATGCGTGGTATTTATAATGTACAAGACATAGACTTTAATCTTAGTCAATTTGGATTATTTTTAAGTAATGATACGTTATTTTTAACAATACATATTAATAGTAGTGTAAAAACACTTGGTAGAAAAGTTATGGCAGGCGATGTAGTAGAATTACCACATTTAAAAGACGAGTATGCACTTAATGATCTATCATTTGCACTTAAACGTTTTTACGTAGTTGAAGATGTTAACAGAGCTGCAGAAGGATTTTCACAAACTTGGTATCCACATCTATATAGATTAAAATTAAAACAAATAGTAGACTCACAAGAATTTAAAGAAATATTAGACTTACCTGCAGAAGAAGGAGCCGACGGCGGCGATACATTACGTAGTTTGTTAAGCACATATGACAAAGAAATGCAAATTAATAATGCTGTAGTTGCACAAGCTGAAGCTGATGCTCCAAAAGCAGGATATGACACTAGTCATTACTACAGTTTACAAATTGACGAAAATGGAAATACAGAACTAGTAGACACAGACGGGGACAATATACCCGATACTATGCAAAGTGCTGTTAAGTCAGGGTACAACGGATACTTGTTAGGTGATGGAATACCTACTAACGGAGAGCAGTTTGGTCATGGTATATCTTTTCCTCTTGATAATTCAACTGGAGATTTTTTCTTACGTACTGATTTTTCACCAAATAGATTATTTAGATTTGATGGCGCACGTTGGGTTAAACAAGAAGACAATGTACGTATGACACTAACTGGTACTAACACACGTACACACCAAAAAGGTACATTCATAAATAACACTAAAACAAATACTATTGCAGGTGAAAGTGTTACTGAAAGACAAAGTCTATCTAAAGCACTAAGACCAAAGGCAGATGAATAATGAGATATCAAGATTTAAAAATTAAAGAAAATGTAACTAAAGATATTGTTGGGCTGTTAACACGACCAATTATAAAATATTTTACTAGAAATTGCAATGACGAAAAACGAATTAATCAACAGTTAACTAATTTACGAAAAAATTTAGCAAAATATCCTGAAAAAAGAAATCCTGTAATACAAGGACTTAGTGCCTATCCTGTTCTAGCCAAGTTAGTCAAGGGTACTGTTTATCCTATACAGATAGCAGGAAGTGGGTTTTCAACACCAGAGTACAAAAAAGAAATGTGCATCAAAGGTAAATCTCAAGGAGGAATTGGATTAGATGCATTTGGTGGTCCAGGCGGGAAAGTAGATGGCACAACTACAAACGGTACTAAAGATGGCACAACTACAAACGGTACTAAAGATGGCACAACTACAAACGGTACTAAAGATGGCGGCGGAGAAAAAACAACTGGCGATAAGTTTGGTACAGAAAAGACTACATTTGGAAACTTCCTTGACAACAACGATTTAGCAGGTGCTTTAAAATTCTTAGACGGAAATCCTGCGTTTGAAAAAGCAATTGGGTCAAAGTTTAGAACAGATATTCAATCTGCATTAGATGCTCAGGAAGCAAAAGAACGTAATAGATTAGCCCAAGAAAAAGCAGACAAAGAAGCTGAAGAAGCTCAACGTATTGCTGACGAAAAAGCAGCAAAAGAAGCTAAAGAAAAAGCAGATGCTGCCGCAGAAGCTAAACGTATTGCAGATGCAGAAGAACAAAAAAGACTTGATGCTATTGAAGCAGAACGTAAAGCAGCAGAAGCTAAGAAAGCAAAAGACGAAGCTGACGCAAAAGCCGAACGTGAACGTCAGCAAGCAGAACTTGATAGATTAGAAAAAGAAGCAGAACAAGCTCGTATTGCTGCTGAGAAACTAGAAAAAGAAAGAATCGAAGCTGAGGCTGAAGCTCAACGTATAGCCGACGAAGAAGAAGCGAAAAAAGCAGAAAAAGAAAATGATAGAATTGTCATACCGTTTGAGGAGTTATAAAAATGAAATATAGTGATATAAGAATTGTAGAAAATAAAGAAGAATATACTGCGTTAGTTATAACTAATGACAATACAGAAATTGAGATTCCTAATATACCTAAATCTTATATTAGTAGTAAGACAAGATTAAAAACAGCAATTGATAAATTAATAGCAAGATACAATTCAAATAAAGGAACATCCTTTAGTATTAAAGAAATTAAAATAGTTGACGCTACCGGAAAATCAATTAATGTTCCTAATACTGCTACAAATGATGTAACTCCTAGTAGTGGTAATAGTGAACCTGATACATTCCAAGCTAGTGATGACGAAAAAGAAGCTATGAAAAATGTATTAAATTTACATAGACTGATAATGAATACTATGGAGGACAGTGTTTGGAAAGGATTGAAACTAAATCCTAATTTTGAAGAAAAAGAAAAAATGTACTTACCAAGATCAGTTGATCCTGAATTCCCTACAGGCATATCATTTGAGTATACTATAGGCGGCAAAAGATTTAAAATTAATGACATCAAAAACGAAATTGGTATTGACGTAATAATAAACACTAAGAATCCTAAAAAAGATGAGTTAGGATATTTACATGCTGAAGGTTGGCCAGTTTACATGGATGAATGGGACGACATGAAGCAAATAACTATTGATGCTGTTAATGCTAGAGAACACATTTCAACAGTTGGACCAGCGCAACCTAAACAAAAAGTTGGCGGGCCTTTGCGTATTGCAATTTCACCTAAATCATTTTATTATAGAAATGCTGTAACTGTAGCACCAAGTACGGATAACAACTAATGCAACATTTTTATGACGGACAAATAAGACGCTACATAACACAAATGGTACGCCTCATGAGTAACTTTAGTTACAAAGACGGCAAAGGTAACCTAACTGAAATACCTGTTATGTACGGTGATCTAACACGTCAAGTTGCAAATATTATTCGTGACAACAGCGAAAACAAAATACCTAGCGCACCTCGTATGAGTGTTTATATTACAGGACTTGCTATGGATACAGCAAGACTTGCTGACTCAAGTTATATTAATAAAGTTAACATACGTGAACAAGCATATGACACTGACGGTAATGAATACTTAAACAAAGAAGGCAAGAACTATACTGTTGAACGATTAATGCCTACTCCATATACCCTTACAGTTAATGTGGATATTTGGAGTACTAATACAGATCAAAAATTACAAATACTAGAGCAAATATTAATGTTGTTTAATCCTAGTTTAGAGATACAAACTACAGACAACTATATTGACTGGACAAGTTTAAGTGTAGTTAATTTAGAAAACTTAACTTTTAGTAGTAGAAGTGTTCCTGTTGGAGTAGACAGCGAAATTGATGTTGCAACAATGACATTTAATACGCCGATTTATATATCACCACCTGTTAAAGTAAAACGTTTAGGTGTTATTACCCAAGTAGTACAAAGTATTTTTAACGAAACAAAAGGCACTATTGATTTAGATCTTGCTAGACCTATTAGTCAAGCATACGATGATGCGCCAGTTCCACAAAGTGATGTAACAACTAGAATTGCTGTTGCAGGTACTGGTGAAATTGAAGAGCAAATTACAAATGAAGGTATATTAAAGACTGATGTAGATTCACTATTAACAACAGGGCATGATAATTATGGATTGCTTGTTCTTGGCACCACAGCTAAATTAATCAACAAAGGTGTTGTTGGAGCAGAAACGTGGACAGGGTATATCAGCGATATGCCGTTTAACTTTAATAGCGGAGTTACTGAACTAAGGTTAAGACGTACAGACATTGCTAATGAACTAGTAGGTACTGTAGTTATAAATCCATTAGACGAATACGAATTAACTATTTCTTGGGATAGTGATAGTTTCCCTGCAGATACAATTATGCATGGTCCTAATGGTGATAGA